GCCTTGCTCTGGTATCGTCGGGAGTCAGATCCGGCGCTGGTCTTCTCCTGATCAAATATTCTATCAATCTGTAGCTACAACATTTTGTAGCCAGTTCGCGTTTTGAGATAGTTACTAAGTACACAATTGATTCATTGAAATTCGCTCGACTATGGCAAAAGGCGGTCTCAGACCAAATGCAGGCCGGAAGAAGGCCAATCACACAATAGAAGCAGAGAAGGCTCGTGAGTATGTGGTGAATAAAGTGGTAGAGAAACTTGAACCACTGATGGAGTCTCACTTTGCTTTGGCGTTAGGTCATAAGGTGATGATGGTTCGGGAACTGGTCAAAGACAAGAAGACAGGAAAATACGAACGCACGGGCAAATGGATACAAGTGACCAGTCCTCTTGAAATACAGGAGCTACTCAATGGAGATGATAAGAGTTATTACGAAATATGGACAAAGTCGCCCGACGGAAATGATTTGCAGTACCTGACCAGTCAGGCCGTCGGAAAGCCGAAAGAGACAGTGGAGATGTCCGGCAAAGAGGGTAAGCCCATTGAGATAGACGTTTCAATTAAGCAGACCCTTGACCGGATATATGGATCTAAACCTACAAGCGACTGAGGACTTCGTAACTACAGCGCATAAAGCAGGAGTACCGAGAGAGCAGTTAGAGCGGTTTATCACCAGCGGATACATTCCCTTACCGTGGCAACTGAAATTCCACGCCCTGGCCAGAGAATGCGACGTACAGGGAGGCCCCGTAAAGCTTGGAGCAGGGGGAGCCAGAGGCCCAGGGAAGTCACACGGCGTATTTGCCCAGCTTACCCTTGATGACTGCCACCGGGTGCCGGGATTAAAAGGCCTGTTTTTACGCCAGACAGGTAAAGCCGCCAGTGAATCGTTTGAGGATTTAGTAAACAGAGTTCTCTTCGGCAAGGTTTTTTATAAATACACGCAGGGTGTACTGAAATTCCCCAGGACGGGCTCACGAGTTATTTTAGGAGGATTTGAAGACGAACGAGACATTGATAAATACATTGGGATTGAATATGACGTTATTGCGGTTGAAGAGTTGAACCAGCTCAACAAGGAGAAGGTAGAAAAGCTGGAAGGCTCTTTAAGAACCAGTAAACCCGGTTGGCGACCCCGATTATACACTTCATTCAACCCTGGTGGTTTGGGACACGCCTTTGTCAAAGAAACCTTCGTTGAGCCGTGGAGAGCTAACACTGAGACGAAGACACGATTTGTTCCTTCCACCTACAGGGAAAACCCTTACCTCAACCCTGAATATGTCGATTATCTTGAGGGGTTGAGTGGTGATTTAGGCAAGGCATGGCGTGAAGGTGACTGGGATTTGTTCGCGGGACAGTTCTTTACTGAATGGCGATATGAGAAGCACGTCGTCAAGCCGTTCCAGATCCCTGACAGTTGGCGGAAAGCCCGGAGTATTGATGTTTCAGGCCGGAACGGAATTACGAGCTGCCACTGGTTTGCCGTTGATTACGACGGGAATGTCTGGGTCTACCGGGAACACTACGGCACGGGGAAGGATGCTGATGAACACGCAAAAGAGATAGCGAGACTGAGTGAAGGGGAAACTTACGCTTACACCGTCATTGATAATTCAGCCTTCAGTAACGTTGGCCTGCCCGAGACCTTGGCCGAGGTGTACATCAGAAATGGTGTGGATAACCTCCTGCCTTGTTCCAAGGACAGACGGGCACGCTGGGATTTAATGCACCAATACTTACGCTGGAATGCAGAAGCAGGCCCAAAAATCAAATTCTTTGAAACCTGTTATAATGCAATCAGAACCATTCCTACCCTGATTCACGACGACAAGAACCCGGATGACGTGGATACGGACGGCGAAGACCACGCCGCCGACGAAATAGGCTACTTCCTCCAGACCCTCCGAGAATCCAAAACCCCCAGGCCCCTGAATATGGTGGAGAAGATGCTGAAGCAGATGCAGGAAGAGGAATCAATTTAAGTTTTAGCTACACATATAATGGACACCAAAGACCTGAAAGATATAAACGAACCTCAACTCACCCCGGCCATTGATATGGCCGTGAAAGAACGTGACGTTGAGGCTTTTGTCAGTAAGCGGGTGCAGGAAATGCAGGGCTACCGGAAGAGTCTGAAGATTGAAGAGCGCTGGAAAGAAGCGGACTCCGAGTACGTCCCCGAAGAACTCACCCTGAAAACCAGGAAGCGCTTTGAAACTGACCAGGACACGGGCCTCAGAAGCAGACTCGTGCCGATTGGGGATACTTCGAGCAACTGGCGGAGTAACAACTCTGACCCCGTGCTGTTGAATAAGATTCAGTCTGCCCTTTCGATCATAATTGACAACAACCCGGAAGCCATCCTGGAAGCTCAGAACAAGATGTACGAGAAGCGTAACGCCGTGGCTTACGCCACCTGGAAGCGGAACTGGAACCTGACCAACGCCAAGGAAAAGTACAAACTGTTCGTCTTCAATCAGGCCAGGTACGGCTGGAGTGTGGGGCACGTGTTCCCGAGGCAGATAAAGTACAAGAAACAAGTCCTGATTGAAAGCGGGGCAAAGAAGAAATACGAAGACAAGGAAGTGACCTGGTTTAATGACGTGGACCGCCAGATTGATGACCCGTTCAAAGTCTGGATTGATGAAATGACGCGGCCCTACGACCGGCACTCAATGAACGACTGGTACCGGGAAGTTGATTACTCCTACGACCAGTTGGAAGCGGAGTTTGGCGACTACGCGAACTTCAAATACGTGAAGAAAGACGCCCGCGTGTCTGACGAAGACAAGGACGAGGACAAACAGGAACGCAGAGATATTGTGACCGTGGGCTTCTACGAGAACAGACTTAAAGACCTCTACGTGATTCGGATTCCCCAGCAGAAGCTGGTTCTCCACCACTGCCCCCTGCCCAACGATGACGGGATGCTCTCCATTTTCCAGGCTCCCTGGATCTTACGGAGTGCGAAGAGTCCGTACGGGATTTCCCTCTGGGAGATGATTAAGCAGAAAAAGGGTCTCTACGACAAGATGATGAACATGACGATGGACCAGCTCGTCGTGGCGATTTTTCCGATGATCTTCCACGAAGGACCCGGCGCGATTGGAGACGGTGAGGAGAAACTGGCTCCCGGGAAAGTAAAGAAGGCAATGGGCAAGGTGACCGTGACGAGCATTCCCACCCCGGACACTGCGGTGTTTGAAGGCTTGAAGATGCTCAAGAGCGGGCTCGATGATGACTCCGGTATTGCCCCCGTGATTGAAGGCGAGATTACCGGTAAAACCCTGGGAGAAATACTCCACGCCAAAGAAGCGGGCCTGAAGAAGATGAAAATCCCTCTTGAGAATATTGGAGACGCAATGGAGCAGGATGCCTACCTGACGATTTCCTGGTCGGCTCAGGTGCTGAGTACGCCGGAAGTCAGGGAATTCGTGGAGCTTAAAGATCTCGTGGCTTACCAGAATGAAACGGGACAGGAAGCCCAGGGAGTAGTTCCTTCTGCCGTGGACCCGGAAGGCGGTTTGGTTGGTCCGTACAAGGCGAAATTCTACCCGGAACTCAACCTCGGCCTGGAGAAAGACGGCGACGGATGGAACGAGAGCAGGGAAAACCGGTTCTTCAAAGTCGGGGATGACTTGCAGCCTGAGGACTTGCGCTGGAGGGGGCAATTCAAGATAGTTGCCAAATCCATTCTTTCGCCTTCTGCAGAACTGGAGAAGCAGCGGAAGATGGAATTATTCAACATTCTCGTGCCCTTGTTCCCCCAGCCACCGGAACTGATGGCCAAGGCTGCGAGGCAGGTAATTAAAGTCAATGACGAGGATGAAGACGACTGGCTCCCTGACTCCTGGATTCAATTCCTCGAACAGGACAGCTCGATATTTGTGCAGACTCCCGCACCCGTGCAGATGGACCCCCTGACGGGCCAGCCGATCCAGCAGCCACCACAGGGAGGACAATCCGTCCAGGCGTCGGCAGGTACGACACCCAACCAGGGCGCACCCACGGTAGTCCCGAGTTCCCAGGTCCAGACACCAAATATTCCCGGCATAACCGCCAAACCCAGTAACCCGATGATGAATGCTTGACCTACCCGCCAAAAAGAAACTCATTCAGCTGACTGACTCTCCGAACTACGAAGCCATTACCCAGCTCGCGGACCTGTTGATAACTCAATGGCAGAATGAGCCCGTGATCTGTGAAAGTGAGTTCGACACGATAAAAAAAGCGATGGAGAAAGAATTCAAAGTACAGGCCCTGCGAGATTTTTTAGCACAAATATACAAGGAAGCTTACGACAATGCTGAGTGACCACAACAAGGCCGTCCTCGACGACTTAAAAGGAAAACGGAAGGTTGAATTTGAAGTGAACTTCAGTTCTGACCCTAAATGGACAGATACCGTTCGTGTTATAATGGGTTCAGAAGAAGCCTACATCCCTGTCCGCGACCTCTACGGCCTGATATTCGTGATCTGTAACGAAGAACAGCAGCAGGACCTGATGCCCGTCCGCCAGACCACGATTACCAAATACCTCAGACAGCACACCATCAGAGTCGGGAAGAGCATGAAACCCGGCGATACGATTGTTGCCAACTGTGAAATAGACGTGCCCACGACCGTGGAAGAGGGGATTTCCGGAATTTTGAATAAACGAAAGAAGAGCCCGATACTGCGGGCATAGACCATTAACTTCTCTCCGTCTTCGGGAGAGTAACAAATACTGAAGTAAAACAATGGCAGAACCAAAACTGAAGGAGAAAGAACCTCCAAAGAGTGTGAGTGTTGACGAGTTTCAGGAGTTCCAGAAGAACGTCTTTGACTCGTTGAAGTCCTTAACCACCCTGATCAGCGAGAAGCAGGCCACCCCTGAAGCTGCGAAGGAAACCAGAGCCGTGGCCGAGGCCGGACCCGACGATGCCCCCGTGAATCCATCCTGGCGGAAGAAGGCCGAAGAGATTCTCGGAGACGCGCTCGATGAAGTGGCCGCGATATACCCGCCTGACGGAGGTATTCTGTTCCGGGTCTACATCAGGAAAGAACACAGCAACGCGACTCCCGCATACTGGGAGATGCACAAGCGGGATGTGCGGACCAAACAGATAGGCAACACCGGGATTACGGGAGTGGAAAACTGGTGCAAGCTCATCAAGACTAACTTAACCAAGAAATAACCATGACAATAGAACTCAACATTGCCGAACGGCTCGTCTCCCTCGCGGTGTTCAATAACCCGGAGAACAAAGTCGCGACGGAACATTTGAAAATCTACCTGGAAGACGTGCATAAATTTCGGATTGACGATAAGGAGAAGGAAGAAATTGCCTGGGAAGAACTGAAGAACGAGGAAGGGCAGATAACGTCTTACAAGTGGAATAATCCTGGCTATACCAAGGAAATTGATATTGATTCTTTTACCCACACCTTCCTGAAAGAAAAGATTACAGCTTTAGAGTACAGCGCTGCTGACCCCTTAGCGGGAGCCGTGGCCTCTGTTCTGGAGAAGCTGCAATGATTGACTGCCCAAACTGTAACGCCACGGGGCTGACCAGTACCCCGATACCGAGCGTCTGCCCTGACTGCGGGGGAAAAGGTTCCCTGTTTCAGCGCAAGCCCGTACCAGACCTGGTTCCTGAACCTGAAGAAACTCCTGAGACTCCTGAAGTCCTGGAGACTCCTGAACCGCCAAAGAAGAAAACCCTCCTGAAGCGCCTTGCCTCCAGGGTGCGCAAATCCCGGTAAGCACATTTCTAACCAACTAATTCACATCAATTCGGGGAGCTGTTAAAGCTTTCTTCCTGAACTTGTGAATTAGTTTATGGAAGAAGGCCCCAACAACTCCCTGAAGCGGAGTTGTTTTTTCTTGCACTCTTTCTGCAAGTAAAACCCGAAAGTAAAACTATGGACAACGACAAGGAAGTAAACCTGTTTGAGGAGGTCTCATACGTGGAGCCGTCTGAAGAGACGGAGACCGTGGAGATCCCTGAAGCAGCGGAGACGGCACCGGAAGCGGTGGACACTCCGGCCTCATCTTCCGAGGCAGAAAAACCGGCGCAGGAACCCGAAGCTCCCAAGGCTGAGGAAGAACTGCGCGGCAGGACTTTACCTGAACCCGAAGTTAAGGAGCCCAGGCCCGTGGACGGGGAAACCCCACGGGAGCGAGCCCTGAGGCTGGAAGCCCAGCGCTTGAAAAAGGCCCTCCGGGACGAGCGCACCAAAGCGCTTCTGACCGACCCTGCCCAGCCCACGCTTTCTGACGACAAGCAGAAAATCCTGGCCCAGTATGACCAGACAGAGGTCCAGAACCTGGAACAACTGTTTGACATTCTGGCCGAGAAGAAAGGCTACGTTAAGAAAGGGGAGCTGGAGCAGACGACGGCCCAGACCACGTTCTCGGACTTCCTGGAAGGCCACCCTGAATACTCCAAGGAAAACGACCCGGACGATGTCCTGTGGAACCGTTTCCAGCAGGAGTGGAACAGTGGCATCTACGACAAAAAACACCTCAGCCAGAATCCCCAGGCTTTGAAAAAAGCCCTCAACAAGATTCACAGCGAAGTGTTCGGTGTTCAGCCGACCGAAGCCCTCAGTAAAGTGGACGCCCAGACAGAGAAAATTAAAGTCGCATCTCACACGTCTGGCGCGACCCCTTCCAGGGCAGCACAGAAAGCCACAGATCCGAATCTTTCCCAGGTCGCCCGCAGTGGCGGCATGAAGGGATTCTCTGAGGCGGAACTGGCTGAGCTTGGCTTATAAACTAACTTAAATTGCTATGGCAGGTTTTAGCTTAAAAAAGAACTTGAATGAGGTGGAATACCGCGTCGTTCGAGTGGCTTCACAAGCCTATACCATAGGTGATGCAGTCATGACGGATCAGACTTCTGACTCCGTTGATGTCGTTCCCGCTACTTCCTCCACGACCCACCAGAACATTCTCGGTGTGGCGATGGAAACGGTAGCCTCGACAGCGACTTCATTACTTATTGCTATTATCGAGCCAAGCCAGGTATGGGAATGCGCGGTAACCAACACGGTTTCCGCAAACCACAACTACCAGAGCATGGTGTTGACTGACAAATCAACCGTCAACAACACCGGCACGGACTCCGTTGCTGACCAGTCTATTGTCACGCAGGTTGGCGTCTCCGGTAGTAAAGGGTTATTCCAATTCCGAGGCGATGCTACTTAATCTATAAGGAAATATTATGAGCGCACCAATGAACATAGCTCAGGCAGCAGACCTTGTAGATTTGTCGATTCAAAAAGTCTTCCAGAAGTCTTCCGAACCCGAGAAGCAGTACCCAAACTACTTCAACGTTCGCACGACTTCCGACTACTACGACAAAGACAGCAGTCTCTCTGGCTTGGGTGAAGCGGACTTCGTGGATGAAAACTCCACGATTGTCCAGGATACTCCAATTCAAGGTTTCGACAAGACCTACACCCAGAATATGGTCGGTCTGATCGTACCGTTTACTTTTAAAATGTGGATGTTTGGCATCAAGAAGCGCGACTTAAACAACGTCGCTTCTGAACTCAAGCGTTCGATTGCCCGCAAGAAAGAAAAACTCTGCGCGGAACGATTGGACAACGGCTTTGAGTCCACGTCGTACACCCACAGTGGTCAGGGCGGTTCCAGAACCATTTCCACCGCTGGTGGTGATGCCCTGGGAGCGTTTGATGACGACCACACCCGCGAAGACGGCGGCACCAACATGAACAACTACGTTTATGATGGTACTACCTACAACCTCCCGTTCGACTACGCCGGTCTCAAAGCCGCGTACCGCACGATGTCTTTATTCGTTGACCCCAGGGGCAACCCTGATCCGACGACCCCGGACACCGTGGTGGTGAAGCGCGGGACCGCCAATGCCTTCAAAGCTCGTGAAATTCTGAAAGCCATTCAAAACGGCAAGATTCCGGAATCCAACGACAATGACGGCTCCGGCGTTTCGAGCTTCAAGTTAATTGAACTCGATTACCTCACCAATACCGGTTACTGGTTCGCCTTCGACTCCTCGAAGAAGGACGACATGCACGGGTTCCAATTTGTCGAGAGCAAAGCTCCGACCGTTGACCCCGTGAACATTGTCTACAAGACCAAAGAAATCCAGACCTCGGCCCACACCTTGTTTGACCTCGGTCACAATGATGTTGTCCGAAGCTGGGTTGGTTCTAAAGGCGATTCTACCTCGCCCATTAGCTAACCGTTAAACTCTATAATTGAATTAAGTGGGGAGCAGTGGGGCTCTACGCCTATACACTCCCCTCCTTATATAAGGATACTATGTCAAATATTAACGGGATTCCGTACTCCAACCCGAGGAACATCAACCTTCAGGGCGTAAGCTCAACGAAGGGTTCTGTTCTCAGGTTTGCGAGGACTTCAAGCACGAACCCGCTTGATTCCACCTCCAACGGGTTGTACGTGAATGCCTCCAATCAACTTATTTTCTCCTCCCAGGGGACCTCGACTGTCCTGGGAACGACTGGCGGCAGTGGTTCTGTCCCTTCGTTTGAAGCCCTCTACGCCAACGACCAGACCTTTGCCATTGGCGGCAGCACCTTCACCATTGACCGCACCGCAGGCAACGGGGACGTGGTGACCATAACCAATACTGGCGCGGGATCTGGCGACTGTATTCAGATTACCAACGTCGGAACTGGTAAGGATATTAACGGTACCTCCGGCACCTGGTCTTTCTCAAAGGCTGGTGCCGCCACGTTATTGACTGCGGTTCTCGCGGGAACAGATGCCACGGATTCGTTTACCATGACCCTTGGAGATGCAGTTATCTCCGATGGTTCCCTGACCATTACCGACGCGGATAACGCGGCTTCCTTCTCCCTGACCAACAACACGGCCACGACCGCGACAATCTTCAAGATTGCGGGTTCTGGTACTTTCACGGGTTCCACGACCACCAGCTTTATTACCCTGACGGCTTCCGGCTTAACCTCTGGAACCGCAGTGTACATTCCGGTTGCTGCCCTTGATACGGGACGTGCAGTTCACATTGTGGCCAACGCCCTGACCTCCGGTATTGTGTTTAATGTGACTTCCTCTGCCACAGCCATTACTGGTAATGGCAGATTGTTCCTTTCCACACACTCTGGAGCTACTGGCACGAGCGCCACACTTAACGAGTTTATTACTGCGGCCAACGACGAAACTGTATTGCTTAAGCTTACCGCTTCGGCAGCTTTGGCCTTGGGCACCTTGTTGCAAGTAAGTGCTTCTTCCCTGACTACTGGTAAAGCGATTACCGCGAATGACCTTGATGCACTGACCACGGGTATGGGGCTTCACATTGCATCCGCTGCCACGGCGATTACCACGACCGGACGTTTGTTCCTTTCCGACCACACGGGTGCAACGGGAACCTCTGCAACTCTGAACGAATTCAAGAGCGCAGCCAACGATGAAACCATTGTGTTACAGGTTACGGCTGCTTCCCTTACCTCAGGTACCGTTCTCGCTCTCTCTGCGACTGCTGTTGATACTGGTAAGATTTTCAACCTTGGAACAAACACAGGGTTAACGACTGGACAAGGAATTATTCTTGCCCACACCACTTCTGTAATTGCAGACGGCGGTTCGATGCTTCGTTTGTCTTCCACGGGTATTAACACGGGTGGTGCGACGAACGGAACAATGCTTGACGTGCAAACAACCGCACAGGTTGCGGGTACACAGGTATTGTTCAAGGCCGGCGCAGTCACAACCGGTGTAGTTCTCTCCGTGATTTCCACGACTGGCATGACCTCAGGTAGCTTGATTCGAGCCACCAGCTCGACGGCTGGCGCAGTTGCTACGAACGGTGCAATTTCCTTCCGTGCGACCGGTGCCTTTACATCCACCTCCAACGTTGGTTTCGTGGACATTCTGGCTTCGGCAACGACTGCGGGAACCGTGGTTCGTATTGCTTCTTCTGCTGCGGGACAAACCGCGACTGAACTACTCAGAGTTGACGCTTCCGGTTTCACGACCGGGTACACTGGTTCTGTCGCCACCTTCACGAGCGCAAGCACTACGGGTGACTCCAGCGTCATTTTGGTGACTGCGGGTGCAACGACTGCCGGAAACGGCATTAAGGTAGTTGCAAACGCCCTTACCCTTGGCGCAGCGACAGGTATCTTAGTCAGTCACACCACCTCTGTCCTTGGGGCAGGAACCTCACTCCTGAGACTTTCCTCCACGGGCGTGGATACTGGTTCAACTACCGGTGTCCTGCTCGATCTGGCTTCCACCTCGCACACCACGGCTACTTTGGCCTTGATTACCGACTCTTCCGCTGATACCAGCGCCCGTGTTGGTTTTCTGTCTAAAGTTACAAACGCGGCTGCGGTACTGGCTGTTCCAATCAAGACTTCAAACGTCGCTGTTGTTAATAGCAAGTTCACGAAGCAGATGTCATTCACTGATGGTACAAAGACTGTGGTTGTCTGGTTGGACCAGGACGCGACAGACCCTAACGGTACTCTTTCGGGTACTGCTGGAGACATCTGTTTGAATGGTCCCAACAACAAGATTCATATTTGTACCGGTACGACTAACTGGACCACTCTTTAATTACTCTGATACGGCTTTCGCGGGGATGAGAAACCCGCCCCTTAGTAACTAAGTTTGTGGGGCAAAGCCTTGAAAACTTATGTCACAAAACGAACTAAAAACAGCTATCAAGTCGGCTGAAGAGAGACTTGAAAACGAACGAGCAGAGAGATTAAAACAGGAAGTCTACGAGTTCCTGAAACAGGAGCTTGAGAGTGTAGACAAAATAGACGCGGACATTCGCAAGCTGAATGAACAAAAGCGAGTCCACGAAGAGAATATCAAGAACGTGAAGTCAGGTAATCTGGAAGCGATTGAAAAACGCAGACAAAGCCTGAACCAGCTCCCGCAGTTTACGTTTACAACACTCACCACAGGTAATGCAATTGGTAATTGGACTGCTACCAGTGGTTCCAACCGCTGGTTCAACACCTACGTTGCGGGAACCACGATTACCACGACTGCCGGTAAAACCTACATCTTTTAATTAACTTCTTTGCCCCACAACTTTAGTTATTAACCTCACTCCCCATGATTTTAGAAGACCTGAAACACGCCCGGATAAATGTGAACACATCGGGCGACAATGAAATTATTGCTGACCCCGGCGACGGGAAATACATCGCAATTGATTTCCTGACCTTGAACCCCGATGGCGGGGCACAGACCCTAACCTTTAAGAGTGGTTCCACGACCCTGTTTGATATGGCTTTGGATGATAACCAGCCCTTGACCTTTGAAAACGCGATGCACCACCAGAAAGGGGTTATTACCATTGCTGACAGCCAGGCTTTTAACCTTAACCTGGGAGCCTCAACCTCAGTAAAGGGCTTCTGTCGTTACCGCATCGTCAATGGTTAACTACACCACAAAACGAAAACTCCAACTTCGCCCTGTCCTGGAAAAGAAGGCTGAGATTGAAACGGCCCTGACTGACTTGAAAGCCAGGCGGGAGGCCGAAGAAAAAGTCTTCACTCAGGTCTCCGAAGACCTCGCGCACAAGCGGGAGGAGATGACGAGTATTGACCTGGAACTCCGCAGCCTGGAGTTGAACCTGTTCTCGTTTGCAGAATACTGCCAGGGACTCGTGAACGAATGCTTCCAGACGCTTCAGGATGCAGAAGACACGGTGCAGAAATTCCTGGGGGCGGTTAAAGCGCTCGACCAGAGGATTCTTGACCAGCAGGAAATTCTGGCCCGCACGAAACAGGATGAACAGGACGCCCACACCCGGATTGTTGCGGAGCAGGAAGTGATTAGCCGCCAGCGTGCGGATTTGGATATTTATAAAGCCCGACTTCAAAAATACATTGATGAGTCGGGTGCTGATATTAAATTGATTCTCTGATGTCTCACGTCTCTGTCCGGGGGGAACAATCTACCAGTTCCGAAATTACGGCCCTGACCAACCTGGCTGCTTTGGCGACCTCAGGAGCGGGCCAGGCCATTGCCAAAACAGGAGCGACGACCTTCGCCAACGTAACGGCTGGGGCTCCCGCAGGCTCCAACACCCAGATCCAATTCAATGATAGCGGGAGTTTTGGCGGTGATGCTGATTTAACGTGGGATAAGACAGGTAATGTTTTATCCATTGCAGGTGATATGTACTTTTCTGATGATGCGGCTGCTACAAACAGGTATTTACAAGTGAGGGACCAATCTACTTTAAACACAAGGGGAAATACTCTTATATTGGTTGGTGGTAAAGGTAACGGAAATGGAATAGGTGGGAGTTTCCAATTAACAGCAGGAACAGGTGGAGACTCAGGTAATGATGGAGGAGAAATAGATTTTACAGGAGGTTCAGGCGGGTTAGGAGGAGGTAATGGTGGGGCAATTGTAATTAGAGGTGGGTCAGGTGTTTTAGGGGGAGAAGGTGGACTGATAAACATTCATACTGGAGATTCGGACTCAGCAGATAGTGGTGACTTACAATTAGATGTGGGTATTGCTGGGCCAACAAGCAATGGTGGATTTGCACAAGTACATGCTGGGGACGGAGGAAGCACAAGTGGAAATGGAGGAGTTGCTGAGTTACAAGGAGGGAATGTAACGAACGGTGTAGCAGGATATGCGGCGTTATTAGCAGGCGAAGCAACTACTGGAGATGGAGGAGATATAATAATTCAAACTGGCTCAGGGTCGGTCACAAACGGAAAATTTAAATTTGCTCCGAAGTCACACTCTACTGTTTATGGCATCCTCGACTTTGACTCCCTCGCTTCCTCCGACAAAACCTTCACCTTCCCGAATGCTTCAGGGACATTGCCAGTATTTGATGCAAACTATCGGATATTTGGTGACAGCGGCAGTCCCTACTTGCGCCTTTCGGACAGCGTTGGAACCCAGCTTGGCTACGGCGACACCTCAGTCATCCTTGGCGGGACAAGTCTCGGGATTGTCATCAATGGAAGCAACAAAGCTTCATTTGCGACCTCCTCTTTGACGGCAGACAAGACGTTCACTTTTCCAAACCAGACCGGAACTTTCATGGTTCAGGTGGCCGCCCCTGCCTCTGCCTCTGCCAGCGGTGTGGCCGGAACTTTTGCTTACGACTCTTCATATTTTTATATATGCACCGCGTCGAACACCTGGCGCAGGATCGCTCACGCAACCTGGTAATTAACACAACTCTATGAGCAAACTACCAACTTTACGAACACGATATGGGGAAGCAATTGGGGTTGAACTCCTGATTCAATTCCCCGACCTTTCGAGCAACGAGAAGACTTACTTTGACGCGGATGAAGCCGCAGCACAGACCACGCTTTCTGCCAACGGGACGAACTTTGCCGTTGACCAGTATGTGGTCCTGGGCAACCCCGGAGCCGAGAAGACCGAGATTGTCAAACTTCATTCCAGCACGGCCCCGACCTCCACGACGATTACCACGGGGGCCACGACCTTTGCCCACTCACGCGGGGACAGGATTACCTTTATTCCCTACAACCAGATTGTCGTGGAACGCTCCACGGACTCAGGGAGTAACTTTTCCGCCTTGACTGCGGTTGACATTCGCCCTGATGCGTCCGAGACGTACATTCAGAGAACGAGTGATTCCTCCACGGATGTTTACCGGTTCCGGTTTTACAACTCGACTTCGGGTTTGTATTCCGCTTACTCCGACAATGCCACGGCCTCAGGTTTCGCGGACAACACGGTTGCTTCGATAAAGAGACGTGCCCTTCGGGGAATGGGGGAAAAGCTCGGAGATTTAATTACCGATGAATTCCTGAATGAAGCTCTCTGGGAGGGGAGAAGAGAACTCGACCAGGACGAACGAGTCTTAAGATGGAGCTTCCGCACGAAATTCAACACCAACATTGGAGCCTGTATTCCCGGACGGTGGAGCGTGGCCACACCGACTGACATCAGAGATCCGAACACGGACAAGAATATTCTGTCTTTAAGGGTTGGCCTCGTGAACCGGGAACTTAAGTACCTTGATTTGATTCGCTTCAATCAGGACTACCGGAATATTGGCCACTCCACCTTGAATGGCCAGATTACCGCTGTGTCCACCTCGATCACCCTGACGGAGAGTGGAAACTTTGATGAGAGCGGGACCGTGTACGTGGCCGCAGAAAACGTGGCGGGCACCCTCGATGCCGTGGCCTACACTGCCAACAACGAGTCCACGAATGTCTTAAGCGGGGTGACGGGTGTCGCGACGACCCACGCGACCGGCAGGGATGTCTGGCAGGACGCGACCTTCGGCCTTCCGACCCGGTACACGATTCACGACGGGACGATTTACTTTGATGTACCCTTCAGTGACGACCTCGCGGGGGAAATTATTTTTATGGACTACTACAAGACCCTGACCGCCTACGACTCTGACGCGGACACCCTGGACGAGACTGAATACGATATGTTCGTGCCCTGGCTGAAGTGGAAGATAAAGTATCTGAAGAGCAACGGTACTGCTGACCCGAAAACCGATGGCGACTACCTGGAGTGGGAGAAGCGAAAGACCCAGCTAATCAATAAAGAAATAACGGGACAGGATTCCTTCCTTGTCCCCGAAGACTCATGGAACTAGCCCCGTTGGATTACAAATCTGTCCAGACCGGACTCATTACCGAAGGTGCCTTAAGTGAACACCGGATGCCTCTTGATGCGGTCACGGAAAGTCTCAACTTCCATTTTGACAAGATTGGTGCCGCCACTTTAAGGAAAGGCACGACCCGCCTGGGTGATGCCCTCTCAGGGAATATTTTAGGCTTGTACGAATTCCGGGACTCGGGCAGTGGGACGAACAACCAGATCCTGCTGGCCAACTCCACGACCGTGAAGTACCTGAACGGCAGCAGTGTCTGGACGAACAAACGCACGGGGCTGACTGCGGGAAAGACCAGATTTACGACTTTCCTTGATTATGTCTGGATGGTGAACGGGACGGATGCCACGGCAATCTGGGATGGCAACACGGGCAACAACTTTCTGACTAACGGTAACGCCTCCGGTGCCCCCGTGGGCAAATTTATTGACAACTTCCGCTCAAGGGTCTGGATTACGGGAAACTCCACCTTCCCTGACCGGATTTACTTTTCTTCCCTGCCTTCCGCAGAAGCCACTCCCGTGGTGACCTGGAATACGGATGTTACGACCGGTGACTGGATTGACATTTCCCCTTCGGACGGGGAGAACATTACGGGCCTGAAGCGGGCGAAAAACACCCTCCTGATATTCAAGAACAACCACATTTACCGCGTCTACTCCGTGCAGCAGACTGACCCTGACCCGGCCATTAACGTGGGGACGTACAGTAACGAAAGCATTGTCGAAACCAAGGACGGGATTTACTTCCACCACCCGACCGGCTTTTACCGCTACGGGTACGACGGAGGAGTCTCCGAGATTTCCAAGCCAATAACGGACATTGCCAGGAACATTTCCCTGTCCAATTACTCGAACGTCGCGGGCTGGATCGAGACCAGCGGGGATGCCGTGTGCTGGGCCTTGGGGAACGTGACGATTAACGGCGTGACCTACAACAACCTTGAAGTCAGGTACACGATTTCCACGCAGACCTGGACTCACTACAGCAAGCCCAGTCAGATCCTCTGCGCTTCAAGGTACAACGACGGTTCGACGGTGTATCAGTTAGTCGGGGACAACAGCGGGAATGTTTTGAAAATAAACACAGGCACAGATGACAACGGTACCGCGATTTCTTATTCCCTGATTCATAGGTGGTACACCGTGGATGGGCAGATGTCCACCCGGAAGAACATTGAAAAGCTGCTCTTTCACCACGAGGGCGAGCGGGGAAGCAATGTGCAGTATCAGATTGAAGACGACCCTGTGAGCGACTGGACAAAACCTCTGGGACAGTTGGATAAGTCCTGCACCTTACTCAAGTGCAGCATTAAGGGGCGAAAGTTCCGCCCGAGAATTTCCGGGTCTTCTACGGGAGAACCATTTACTTACAGCGGGTTTGAGATAATTAAAGCGAGCAGCGAACTCATCAATGTCTGACCTCTACGACGAATTCAACAAGGACTTGTACAAACTCGGCAAGGATGGCGATTCTTTGTATTTCGCATCTGGTGATATTAACCCCGAAAAGCTTTCAGCCGGACAGGTGAGTGATATTTTCTCGACAGTCGGAGGCGGAGTCCAGATTCAGGGGGATAAAAACAGAATTGCCTTTTACGACAAAACCGGTGCTGGAATAGCTTATTTACAAGTAACGGACGCAACCGGTGCAAGCCTCTCTCCATTAAGCACGAATAGTCAAACACTTGTCCTTGGAGAATCTGGCAATAATCTGTACTGGGATCAGATATTTGTTAATGCCGTAAACAAGATTGATTTGTTCTGTAGCGGAACAACGGATGTTGAGGTGTTCTTGAATGCGAATAATGGAACAATCAGTTTATATGGCAGCACCACGTTATTCAGTGCCGTGGGCGGTACGGTGGGAGCTGTTTTAGATGCGAGTAGTGTTTCGGGTTCCAGTAAAACCTTCACCTTCCCGAACAGCTCAGGAACATTTGCCTTAACTTCTGGTGTGTACTCCCCGGGCGGGACAGATGTGGCCCTGGCAGACGGGGGGACGGGAGCTTCCCTCTCTGACCCGAACGCGGACCGGATTCTGTTCTGGGATGACAGCGCGGGACAGGTTACCTGGCTGACGGCGGGCTCAGGGCTGACCATCAGCGGGACTACAATTACTGCCTCAGGAGGCAGTGGCACCGTGTTTGTCCACGCCACGACCCAGAACCTGACCACGGCTTCCAACGTGACAATGGTTGACGCCACCCAGGGACAGGTTCACCAGCATGCGGATGGCGTACAGTCTTACGAATACTACATGGTCCAGGTCCCCACAGGGAAGACGAGTATCAGCTCCATCAAAACCTGGTATATTCAGGGAGCGAATACGAGCACAACTTTACAACTTCGATTTGAAACCACGCTGATTCCAACCGACGGTTCTGCCGTAACTCAGGATACTAATGACACCCAGACCGGCTACACCTCCGGGGCGACTGCCAACCGCGTAGCCAAAATAACGGCCCCCTCAGCAGCCTACAACGCGATTACGGCAGTCGCTGAAAACGACCTGCTGATGTTTCGGGTGCAGCGCGAGGGCGGAGACGCGGGGGACACCTATAACGGTAGCTGGCGAGTCCTGGGCGTGGAATTCACGTTCGCTTAATACTTATTTTTACACTTATGGCTTTAACTGACTCAGACAGGCAGTGGTACAACCTGCCACAAAACGTAGACTACTTCATTACCCCTGGCCCGAACGGTGGGACAGCCCAGAATTTGACTTCAGCTTCTGAAGGCACGGTGTTTCGTTTCCCCAGTAATCCAGGCCAGTATGGACTGGAAGGGTATCCGAACACCTTTCTCCTGCGAAAAGGGCATCGCTCAGAATAAGCATTGATCAAGCCTGAAATGCCATGACAGTGTCAGCGAGCACACTTCCCCTTTCACGGTTTCGCAGTTGAAATCTTGCCTACTCCCGCTCCTTCAATAAAT